TTAAATCACCTTAGTATTACAATGTAAACTCAAAAGAGTAAATTGATTTATTATTCTTTTGAGAGAAAATATAAGTTTATGTATTAAATATAAATATACATAATGTACATATAAATTATGTGAATTTATTGGATATAATAGCTTTTTTAAAAAGATAGTATATATAACAAAGGGTTGCCACTTAACAATTCCACGTCCTTTGGGTATACATGGATTAAGGTATTCGCTAGGTATTTCTCGATAGTCACTTGTGTATTTATATTCATCTGGTCCATTTGGATTTATTACTTTCATATAATCACCTCAAAAAAATGGAATCGTTTTACTAGCTTTTATAATATCTTTTGTGAAGAAAAATTGTTTACCTTCTCCTGTGTATGCAGGATTTAAAATCATATTCGCTTTGGCATTGTACAACCACTCTGGATTAATACCAGAATTTAATATTTCTTGAAATTCTTGAAAGTTTTTATTCCAATCTAAATTTGGAATCATATAATCACCTCATAAATATTTTAGAACATTTGTTCGTATAAATCAACTTAATATCTATTTTTCTTATAACCAATTATAATTAATCGTTAGATAAAATCAGACAATCTAGGAGAATACATATGGATTATAAAAAAGAAATTGAAAAAATGGGTTGGAATACAAAAGAAGTAACTAATCGAGTCGAAAGTTTAATAGAAGAAAAAGTAATAGATATAAAAGAAGAAGTAACCGAGGATCTATCAGTGGTTGTTGAAAAAGAAAATAATAATCCAATACTCAACGAGTTTTTAAATAAATAAAAAAAACAGCCTATCTAATCAGATAGGCTAATTTATTACAGTTTGTTAAGCGTTCCACGTCGCTTGATAGTTAAATACCCCAATTTTCTTATTGGAAACAAATCATAGCTATAAAAGTTATATAAATTGTAGTTCATATATCTCTTTATATTCATAAGTATTAAAACTATCAATATGACCTTTTAATAATATTTCTTGTTTCTTTCTACTCACATTGTGATAATATGTAAGCCTAATATTCATATCTGATTCGTAACCGTTATTTTGAATAGTATCATCCAATTCATCAAATACAGTTTTATTAATAGGTAACATATAGCTTTCTTTGCTAGGTAACATATTTATATATTTCTTTTGAATTACGTTATCTTTACCTAACATAACTTCAACAGTTATGTTTTTAGCAGCTCCTCCACCAAGGTTATATAACTTTAAATAATCTTCGTGTTCTTCAGAATTTGAAGTCGTATTTCTTAAATTCAAATTTTTATTTTCATCTTTTTCTAAAAGGATTTGATTAAACCCTAGAGCTGGTATAAAACTAATTTTCATTTGATAAAGTTGAACTGATACCGATACAAAATAAAATAACGCCATAATAAAAGTTCCTAGTGATCCAATTGCTGAAATAATATTTATCATATTAAATCTCCTTTTTTAATTTTTAGGAGACAGTAGTAGGGGTTTAATCATAACATTTAATTTGATATTTTTGTAGATTTTTTAACATTTCGTACTACCTACGTATAAAATCATCAAATAACCACCCAGTGACATGTGTGGGTGGTGGATATAAAAAGATATTTGAGAAAAGGCTAGCGATTCATATGTAAATACATTATACCATAAAAAAATAGGGCGAGCACATAAGTGCCTGTGCTCTAATGATTTTATATTAATTTTTACTTCCCCTCTATAATACTCCATAAAATAATAGATCTAGGAATTGCTGCAAAAATTCTTTTTTTTGATTGGATTTTAAACAAACATATATTTGTGCATTTTAATATCCCAATCGTTTTTTTAATAAATAAACATTACATTTAAGAATAAAAAATACAACATTTAGGAATTATAACATTTTATTTTTAGAGTATTATGATAAATTATTTATAAAAATATTTGGAGGGATTTACTTGGATGAAATTTTAGAAGATATTAAAAAAAGTGCTTGGAACTTTATTACACTGATTATTTCAGTCTTTTTATTTTTTACTTTGAAATCTACTGTTGATTCATTTGTTTCTCAATATGGTGCAAAAGTAAAAGTTAAAAATTTATTTGTTGACGGTTATCTTAGTGGAACTTTAAGCATCTTAGGTCTTATTTTTATTACTTTAGTATTACTATGTGCCACTATTTTTTTCTCATATTTGATATTAAAGGGCGATTTTTCACTTACGGCGATTTTTCAAATATTAATTTCTATTGGTTTTATCATTGCAACATTATCTTTAAGCTCTGTACCATTTATTGGTACTTTGATTATGCTAATAATAATCACTATATTCATTTACTTCATAATTAATGAAAGATAGTAACTTAAAAAGGGCTTTAAAATAGCCCTTTTTTCATTCCAACTTATCCAACAACGCATTAAACATCTGCCTAACTCGTTGTGCCTCACATCAAATATACTTCCTATCTTTTCATAACTAACGCCTTTACAAAGTAGTAGGAACAAACAAAACTCTTTATCCGTCCCTACTCTTTCTACTATAGTTTCTAATTCATTGAAAAATATCGCATCTTCAAAATTGTTATTATCTATCACGTTATTTACTGGTTGATCACTTACATTAAAGAATTCATCAATACCAACTTCTTCATCACGTGTATCGTTATTCTCTATTGTCTTGTGGTAGTTTAATATAAATTCTTTAACAGTAGCTTTATCATACTTCATACATATTCTACTGCCTTTGCAACACGTTTTAATATAACCTCTCTAGCATGTCTTAATGTTAACTCACTCACACCTATTACATCAGCAATCACTTCATCTGTATACTTCTTATCATCCCACCACGTGAGCTTTATAATCTGTTGTATTTTAACTTCACTCTCTTTTTGACGCTGTTTATTGCGTTCTACACACTAATGATGATGCACTTTATATAAATCTACCTGTAACTTATCAATCGTCTTAATTGCCCTCTTACGTCCAAATTATACATATATATCATAAATTTTCACTGATCTTAAAATAGTTGTTATTTGTGTACCCAAAAATAAAAAAGCCTACAACCACATGGGTTGCAGACTATATAGTGGAGACGGCGGGAGTTCATTAAAGCGATTATCTATACATTTAAAAATCTCTATAAGTATTGCTATATCAACGTTTACATTGCCTTACTAGGTTAGTGTAAAATGTTAAAATTGAAAAAACAACATAAATTTGTGGCAACATACAATAAGATAATAAACTATTTGTAATCATTGTGTAATATTAAACATAAAAAACCATGCTATAATCAAATTATCAAATACATTGGAGGCAATATTATGGATATCAAATATTTACAGAAGTTAGACTTTTTATTGAAAATCATAAATTCAATAGACGGAAGCCATAAATATAAATTAGTTTTTGGGTTTAAAGGAACTACTTACGAGGGCGACTTTATCCCTAGCACAGATTATATAACACCTAAAACTTGGAATTTTAAAATTAAAGAATTAGACCTTAAAGAATTAAAAGATAGTAATTTAAATACATTGTCAAAAATACCATATACCATTATTGAAGGTGAAAATGATGAATGGAAATCTATTTGGCAAGATGGTAAAGGTGACCTGTTTAAATCTGATTTAGGAAAATTGCATGAAGCTAGTAATATACTAGTAGATTATGAATACCTAAAATTATTAAATTTAATGTTAGATAATCACGATATTATATTCAACAACTCATTACTTCCTTACATTTACAACGTTAAGAGCTTTACTTCTGAATTACCTATTAACTTCATGAAAGTTGATGAAGATACAGAATTTGACTTTATAAGTTTAGTACCAGAAGATGCAATATAAATTAGCACCTGGCACTAATTCATGGTATAATAAGGGTACACAAGTGATGACTTGTGGTTCTTGTAAAGTGTTGTCAAAAACGGAACAACCGTTTGATATGCTGGTATTTTTACTGTATTTGCTTTAAGTGAATATTGTAATGACAACAGAACTAGATTTCTTTTTCTTAAATTTTCTTCAATGTCCGGTATTGCCCATCTATTAATTTAGGTGGGCTTTCTTTATGCACGCAAACAACCGTATACCTTACTTTTAATTTCTCGATGCAGCACAGACGCTCTCACAGAACGTAAAAAACCACTACCCTATAATAAGGTAGTGGTTTAGTATTACATTTCATTTCTATTCGCAAATATCGTTAACGTATAATTTTTACCGTCGTCATTTTCGATAGATTCAATCTTATACATATATCCATTATATTTAATCTTATGATCTAACTCGATACCCTTACGATAGCGAATGATAAATCTGATTGGAACATTTGTGACAGTAAAGCCCATTGATTCAAACTCACTAGCACGCATGGTTTTTATGTCTGCCCACGGTTTTGCTATTTCAGCTTCTATTTCTTCAAATCCACCTTCATCGTTAAATTCTTCTGTGATACCGATGATAGAAATTCTATTATTAAAATGATATGCCATTATTAATCCTCCTTTTTAAATGGTGCACATGTGCACTTTTGTTTTGTCGACAAAACATTTAAAATGCGACCATGTGGTCGTTTTCCCGATTTATGGAAAACTAAAATGTGCGCTAAAGCACAATTCTCCAATTGTTGCAGAAACTTCGTCCATATTTGTGGACAATCTCAACCGCGCGCTCGGTTATAGATATTTCTCAATAACCTAAATCAGTTTTCTACAAATCTAGAAAACGAGGACGTCCTCGTATCCAATCGCCGTGCAACTGTTGCACTTCGTAAATAGACATCTACCAACGCGCGTTGGGATTCCAACTGTTGGACAACGAAATTCTGATACGTACCACAATATATGAAGCGAGCGCTCGCTCACATCGCCCTCAAGAATTGCTCAAAGTTATCAAACAAACCTACATACGCATCTAACATAGACGCTGTGCCATCTATACGGCGTTTTGGTGATTGATTCTTAATAGGTACAATGTTGCCATTCCTATCAGTTTCTACACCTGTGTTCGTTAAGCACCACTTTAATATTGGGTGGTTATTATAGTTAATTTTATTCTTCTGCAAGTCTGCACCCATATTCTGCATTGGTAGGCTCAATGTTCTAGCACCTTGTTGTGTACGTATCATCTTAAAGCCGTAACCTTCCATTTCATCTACCCAATACCTAGCTGAATAGTTATCGTAATATATCCACAGTGGCGTTATATCGTACTCATTAAGCATTTCTAGGAACCAATCTGTGATATCTGAATAATCTATCGTGTTACCACTACATAGCCTTAAATAGCCCTGTTCGTGCCACTTGTCGTATGGTATTTTATCCTCCTCCACACGCTTTTGAAGATTGTCTTGTGGTAACCAATACATCTGATGCACATAACGTATTTCTGTTTCTGGATCTACAAAAAGTAATGTGGCACAACTTAAATCCGTAGTAATTGAAAGGTCTGCACCACCGATTGCATACCAGCCTGCAAAATCCTTAATATCAAATGTATCTTCGTTTAGAATATCCTCAAATGATAGCCACGCACTGTTAGTTACTTCACGTATATTAAAGTCTTTCGTCAAGATACCTGTTAAGTCATTCATACTATTTTTAGCACGTGCTACTTTACGTTCTAAGTCCTCAACCTTTTTAGATACACCTAGTGCTGGGTTTGCCTTTTGCCATGCATCTGGCAGCTTGTATTCTGCCTTATGATCTAACTCATACATAATTGGCAAGAAATTATCATCTTCAAAATTACCATCAACCACATTATATGCATACTCGTATAAGTCATCGAATATAGTACCACGATGTGTACCAGCTGTCGTAATCATGATTAGTAAAGGTTGTGTACGTGCAGACTGGGATTGTTTCATTACTTCATATAAATTTCTATCTTGGATAGAGTGCAATTCATCAATAACTACAAGATGTGCATTAAGCCCATCAAGTGAGTTAGAGTTTTTTCCTAGTGATTGCATCTTGCTAAAGTTATGTGGAAAATATAAATCACTTTTACGCTTACGAATATTTTTATTTAAGTCTGGACTTTGCTTAATCATTTCATGCGCTTGGTCGAATAGTATATTAGCTTGGTCACGTTTCGATGCAACAGAATACACTTCTGCACCACTTTCCCCATCTGCCATAAGCATGTATAAGGCAATCGCAGCTAACATAGTTGACTTACCATTTTTTCGACCTACAAAGAAGAATGATTCAGTATAACGACGATAGCCTGTATCCTTATCTACAAAGCCAAATAACGCTGCTATATACGCACGTTGGAATAAGTCCAATACTAACGGTTTGCCTGCCAATTCCCCTTTAGAGTGCTTACAGAACGATTCTATAAACTTAATAGGTCGGTTCGCTTTAGCTTCATCAAATACATATTTTGGGTGTTCCTTAATATCCTGTACCAGTTTCTCATATTGCTTTTTAACTCTATTTGAAACAGTAATATTACCATCAACCATTTCTTGGTAATACTGTTCAATGTAGTTAGCCATTCACAAATTCCATAAATGCGTCAGATTCTTCAGTCTGTTCTGGTATCAAGGATAAAAGCTGTTTCAATGTAGCGTTGTATTTCGTCACAGTAGCGTTGTATGACTTCATAGCAGGGTTTTCTTTGAGATATTCCTGTTCACCTTGCTTGAATATATACGTAGCACCATGCAGCTGTACAGTAGCTTTCAATTCTTCCATCGTTTCTTTCATGAATGTTAATTCTTCCAGTAGATCATACGCCACTGGTTTATTGATGTTGCTATCTTCGTCTATTTGTACTTTAAGATTCTCTAAGTTAATAGAATTGGATATTTTCTTCATTTATCTTCTCTCCTAGTATACTTTTTATACCCCTAAATATTCTAAAAATCGGTTTAGAGGTTATTTAAACTCCATCGAACGATTCCTTGAATCGCTAAAAAAATATTTTGAATCGGGGGGCTTTCAACTTTTTTAATTTTATTTTTAAATTTTTATTTTATATTACTTTTAAATTTCCGTTTTCATCAAATGTTAATCCGTCACGAGTTGCTGATGTTTTAAAATGTTCACGGTTATGGCAGTCATGACACAATGCTTCAAGATTATCCCAATTCAATGTTACAAATGGATCACTCACATTAGATTGATTCAACCACACTTTGTGATGACAGATTGTCGCTAAGTTTCCACATCGTTCACATATATAATGCTGTGACGACATATAGCCTGTTCTGCACTTAATCCACTTACTAGACTTATAAAAGGCTTGCTCTATGCTTCTAGCCATTATATGAGCGTCCTAATGCTGTTAATGATACCAATAAGCCATCTATAGTACGTTTAAGCCTTTCACTGTCTTGTGTTTGTGGGTCAAACCATAACTGTAATATAAACTTAGCTGTTGTTTGTGCTAATTGATTTGACTGCTCGCCTTCGTCCCAATCTCTACCAGTCGTTAAGTATAAGTAGTCTGGTATCGATTCAATCAATGGTTGTATCACATCATCATTGTAATCACCATCTACTCTTAATGCGTTGCGTCCTTCTTCTATAGTTATAATCATATATTCACTTCCTTATTATAAGAAAGGACACCAGTCACAACTGATGCCCTAACTGTTATATATTATTATGCTTCTGGTGATGTAGCTGAACCTGATAACTTAACGAATGCCTCATCTACTAATGGTTTACAATCTGCAATAGCCATTGCTCTAAAGTCAATCAAGCCACTACGGAATGATGATTCAGTTGATTTCTCTAATGCAATGCCTTGTGGTAAGTTAAAGCCTGCATATTGGAAGTTACCTAATAGAATTGTGCCATCTTCGATATGGTCATCAAGCACTACTTCTTTACCAAAGATATAGCCAACACTTTCATTTTGTGCATCTTGTATAAAGATTGGGCGTTGGTTTGCGTCCATCACACCGTATACAGTGTTATATAAAGTTGCGTTACTCATCGCAAACTTAGCACCTGCATTATAACCACGTTTCATTAATGCTAATGCTTTTGTGAAGTCTGCATAATCACCTGTAAGCTCTACAGTGTTTGATGTGTCCCAAGTGATACCAGTTAAGATACCTTGACCTTGTTCGTTGCCTGTACCGTTCACAAGTGCATAGTCGATTGTTTCCACGACAGCTTGTGTTAATTCTTGTACAAGATATTGTTCAAATGCTTGGATACTCATTGTTTGAGCTTTTACACTGATCGAGAATACTTTAATAATCTCATTACCTTCAAATTAGATTGAAACTGTATCAGGACGTTCTGCTTGAACTTCTTGCCCTTCAACATGCCAGTTAGCTCGTGAAGATGGAGTGCCGATTGGTACTTTGACTTTAGTTGGAATATTAAAGTTACGTACATGTGCGATTAATCCACCTTGCGTGCGTGCTTTAGAAATAACTTCATTTAGAGTAGTTTCAGGAAGTACAGCACTTGAGTTACTTGAAGATGCAAAACCTTCGGCACGTTGTTCTACTTCTTGTGCTGTATTAAATGCACGTTGTTCAATATTCGATAAGTCTTGTCCTAACATTGTTTTGAAGAATGCTGAACGGTATTCATTAGATCCGAATACGTTATCTTTATTGATTTCTTGATGTCCTTTAAATTGTTGTCCTGTAATTGGGTTGTATGAGCGTTGTTCCACGTTGTCGTCACTACCTTTCACTTTGTCTTGTTCTTTATCTTTAATATTTTCTTTAGCTTGATTTAAGCCAGATATTTCTACATTTAAGTTAATGATATCTGCATCAGGGTCATTCTCAATTGTGCCTTTTATTTCACCAGCACGTGTTTCGATTTCTTCTAAACTTTTATCTCTATAATGATTAAATGCTTCTTGTACTGTGTTAAATTTCATATTATTTAATCTCCTTTATAAATAACTTGTTTAAATTTATTTTTGCTTGTTTAATTTGCTGTTGTCTTATTTCTGCATCTTGCATTTGATTTCTTGCTTCAACAGATGTTTCTGAATAAGCAGGAAAGTTTACTACAGAAAACTCTAATACTTTATCAATTTTAGTTATTGTGCGTGTTCTTCTTTCCACATCATATCGACTGCCGTCTGATACAGTGAATCCGAAACTTACGCCTCCTAAATCACCACGTTTGATAGATTCATATACGGAACGTGCTTCGCTAGTGTTTGCCAACCTAGCCCTAAAATGCATACCTGCATCGTCTTTCCATATATCCATCGTTTTGGGTGATTTAGCTAATGGTAAACGGTTCACATCATGTGACACTAAAAGTCTTGTATCATTGAATTTTAATCCGTCCAGCGCATTACGTTTTACAACTTCGGTATAACTGCCATTAGGTGTATTAATAAGTGCAGGTTTATCAAATACAATTGCTGTACCTTCAAGAATCATTTCATCATCTGAATTAGTGTCTGCCTGTATTTCTGCTGATCTAATTTCCTTCATTGGTGTTGTCCTCCTTTTCTCCCATTTGGTAATTCTTAGCTAGCGTTTTTTCAATATAGTTGAGTGACTGTATACGTTCGTCCCCATCTTCCACATTAGGTAAGTTGAGTAAGTCCAACGCTTGGTTAATCGTGAGTACGCCCAAAGGTAGTAACTCTTTAATAACATTCGTTTTAGATTTATTACTTGCATACTGTAATTTAGATGATTCAAATATAATACGATTCGCAAATGCTTTCTCACGTTCAGTAAATATCTTTTCAGTGAGTTCTGATGATATCTGTATCGCAAATGGTTCAACGATAGATTCAAAGAATGACTGCCACTGATCTTCGTTATAATTACCATTCACAATATCTTCATTAATACCTAGATAGTCGTATATCTTACGTTTTACTGTTTCAATTTGTGACGTATCTATTTGTACATCTGATACATTTAACGGTGTATAATCAAGTTTTTGGTCTACTGCCACCACACCACCATTATTGCTCATTGAGAGATAATCATTCACAAATTCTTCTTTAGCTTCTTTTAATTTGCTCTCACTCAATATTTGACCATATTTCAAAATGCCTCGTATTTGAGCCGAGTTTTTAATTGCTTCACGCATACCTTCATTCTGCGTATAAGCCAATTCTAAGGCTCCCATAATCGCATCGTTACTATCGCCCAATAACTCATTACTGTTAAAATGTCGGCGTAATATTGCCACCTCTGATATATGGAAGTGAACAATCTTACCTTCTTTGAACAAACACTTGATATATACTTCGCTTGCACCATCAACCACAAACTCAACACTATTTGGTGTAAGTGGGTACAGTCCCGATAAGTTACCTCGATTATCCTTTTGTACTAATATAAAAGCGTTATTGTATAAATAGTATTGTGTTGCTATTTTGTATAAGAAATCATATCCACTCATATATGGATTCGGTCTATCTTGTAGTAGTCTGTTTATTTTAGAGTTTTTCGTTTCATCTTTTGAGTTATCGACCACATGCTTACCACTTAACTTAGCAACGTGACGTGCGATCGCATCTACTGCTGAACGGTATATATCATTGCTGTACGCATCACCAGTAAACGATGATAGTGATTGGAAACCACCACTCAACATTTCAAAGTTCTTTGTCTGTTGTTCCTTATATTGTTCTAGTCCTAGTATTTTATCTATCCATTTAGGCACTTGCTCACCTACTTGTTTTTATTTTATGTTGCGTCCGTTCATTTTTAGTACCAGGTACTAATTATTTAACTTAATTATACCATGTATAGGTATATAATTCCAGTTATGTCAAGGGTTTATGCATTATAAAGATATAATAAATCGCTAATATCTTTGAATTGTGTTTTGTGGTTTAACTTCAAGTTCCTTGGATTCTAAAGTTAAGTCTGTACGTTTACCTTGATTCTCTTTAGCTCTAGCTTGTAAATCTCTCGTGAGATTAAATTTAACGTTATTTTACGTGAATCGTTTACTACTATCTAATTTAAAAATTATATTTTTACACGCATCTTCTAATGTTTCACCTTCTGTCATTTTATCGATTGCTTCGCATAATTCATCATAATTTTGCGCTTCAATAGTTCCGAATCTAACTCTATAATTTGTAGTGAATTTCATAATTGTGTAATGCCCATCGAAGTATGTGTTAGCATATTCCTCGAATAAATCGAAATTTGGTCTTTTCATATTCATCGCCCTCTATTCTTTTTAATATATCCTAAGTAATTCTTAGTACGTGCCATCACTAACTCAAAGTTACCGTGCGCAATCATTTTATAACTGGTGCGCCTATTGGTATTGGGTACATAGCTTTCACGCCATGCCACCCATTTATTATCAATATATTCAACATAAACTTGCGACACCTTACTAATTGAACAGAAATACATTTCTTCTGGTATTCCAACAATTAATCCTATCTTTTCAGCTTGTTCATCATAATTTGTTTCAATATTAGTAGCCTGCACTTCTTACAGTCGCCTCCCAACTTCTCTCATCAAATATATCGCCATTTTTATTATCCCCAATTAATATACGCAATGGCTCAATATCGATGTTACATTGCTTCGCATAGCTTGCTGCTTTATATAAATCATCATTTCTATATTCACTTTCACCATTTACAATACGTTGATATGCTTGTTTACCTAATCCACCTTTACCAGCACCTAAATGGTCAAAATTATGGTCTGATAACACTCGTTTCATAGAATACGGTTCTAATACTTGTTGTGTATAATTACCACGTTTAGAAAATATACGGTTTTCAAATTCTCCATTATATTCCGTTACATCTTTTTTATTGTGTTTATAAATCCCTTTTCGTGTCTGACTGTTTGCTAACACAAAATAGTTATTATTATGTGCCTTTATATCTACAGATGGTAAATAATCTATTTTTTGACCGTATTCAACGCCAGCACGTTTTTGAAATATTATATGCTTGCCACCACTAGGTGTCGTTTGTACCAAAGTATTTTGAGCATTCGCTACAATCTCTTCATAGAAAGGAATCATCTTTAAACTTTCAAACCCGTTTTTACCTTTATCATGATCTACATCAATATCGATACACCACACGCCACGTGTAAGCACGCCTAATACATGCGCTTGATGATAAATAATCGAATGATATTCAATGAACTCATCAGTAACATCTATATCTGCAAAAGTAACACTTGGTTTCTTATACTGATTTAAAGGTATAACTTGAATATTCTTTTTTAATAAATATTTTGCTACATGATAACCTGTCATTGAATACCTCCTAATTAAGAGTTACGGTAACGCTTGTAACCTTTTTTTCTCTATAGTAGTAAAAATAATTTTAGTTTATTAAAAACGCTATATAAATTAGAGTTACAAGAGTTACCGACTGTTATTACAATGTTTCAAGAGTTACTACAAGAGTTACTTAAGAGTTACGGTAACGCTTATTTATCGATTAGTTCTAATGCCATATTAAATAACTCTGAATTCCCAACATTATGCACTCTTGTATTTACACCATCTATCTTTTTTTGATTATTAAGGCTAATACCAATCTTCTTCATATCATCTTTAGCTTGTTTGTAACGTAAACTTCTATAATCTTGTTCGATTAATTTTTGCAAAGTTTCATCACCAGCAAATATAAAATTTTGTCTAGATAATGATTTCAACAATGCAACTTGTGTTTCCGTCAATTCATTTTCACTAAAATAATGTTTAAGTGTTACATCATTGAACCTAAATTCTCGACCTGTTTCTTTAAGATACTCTAAACTAGCAATTAAGAATGAAACGGCAGCAGCAACTGATTTCTTGCCATTAGGTTTTACAAAATCCCAATATGGCTTAAACACTTGATAACGTTCTTCATCTGTTTCATTGAGTGGTCTGTCTTTAAGTGAAATTTTAATTGTACGTGTTGTATTTGCTGTAATGTCCCCTGTATCTACATTTTCGTTTGTATCTAGCACTAACAACGCTTTATTTTCAAATGTGAAAGCGTTTCTACCAATGCCACGCCCTGAAATAACTTCACCAGTCGCAATTTTTCTTAATATACGCATCATAACTTTAGTAATTTCACCTGTTTCGTTAGCGTGTGCAATATCTGCACCATAGAAGTTCATCCATTCGTTAGATGCTTCAAATCCACCTGAAATTAAACTGTCAAAATTCACTTTATTAACTTGTAACAGTGCTTCAAATGTAGTCATGAATAAGCCTTTGCCTGAACGCCCAAAATCCTTCATAAGGAACCATTTTTCGGCTTGTATAAGATTCATTTTGCGATACATGGCATAAGCATGTACTAACATTAAATTATTCTTACTCTTATCACTTTCAGTAACGAAATCAAAGAATTTTTTAGGTGTATCTGTATCAATTTCTGATGCGTTAACATCATATTTTTTAGCGTATAACTCATTTGATTGCAGTGCTTTATTTCTATATTCCAATTGCTTACAATCGTATATCCAGTCATTACCTGCGACAGTATGTGGAAGGATATTGTAACTATGCTCTAAATTTAAATGGTCTCGATACATTTCAATCATGACTTCTAAAAAATCGTTTATCTGATGCTTATTATCGACTGGATAATTTAGTGCAAAATTCGTATCGTCTATTACTTCATATGTGTTATTTTTGACTATAATAAAACAATCTAACTCATCTGAATAAATCACTTTATCTGATATTAGATCTGCAATAAATCTCGCATAATTGTTAAATGTATCTGCTTTAAAACTTGCCTTCTTTTCTTCTTCACCGTTATCATTTTCTATAATTTTAGTGTTTACAATCCCATAAATAACTCCAATTTCTTTTGGAATTATGATATAATCTAAAGTAAGATTACTGATGTAATCACCAATATCGTTCTTTTCACGATGATATAAATTACCTTTATTATTAAAAACTTGTTTATCACTAGAGATAGAAGCGAAATTGATTCGCTTACTAATCTCCTTAATTTTTGATAAACTTTGCGTATTGATATAATCTAAATTTGAATGAAATTCAAAATGTTTTTTATACAGTGTTGTTTCGTCCATACAATCAACCTTTCGTATATGTTATATTCTTGTTAGGTATTTAATTAAATATCTGTGTTTAAGCGTTATCTGTTGAGTTTGGTCGCTGTTCAGATGACGCTTTTTCTAATTCTCTAAACTCTTTAATAATCGTATCAAATTCGTTTATATACAATCTCAATAGGTCAAACATTTGTTTACTGTGAACACGATGTTCGTGATAAGCACGAGCGTATGAAAGAGCTTCATCTTTAGTCATAAGGTAATTGCGGTCATACGGTAAACACTCATCGTCAAACCAACCTTGCGCTTCCTTCAAATCTTCAAAATTTTCCTTCAATAATTCTAGTTGTGTACCTATATTATCCATTTCAAAATTCATATTATTTATTCTCCTTCTCTAATTTGTTGCATTTGCATTTTTAAATCTGCTAAATCGATAGTTAACTTGTTATTTAAATTAAAAAGCAATTCTCCCAAATCTTCGCTAATTTCTTTTTCAAGTGGTTTTGAATTACAGTAATCAACTAACCATTGCATTAATTCGTTTGAGTAATCACTTTGCCCCATTAAATGATGCATTTTTTCTGTCTGCTCTATATATTCATCTTTTGTCATTTTATAACTCTCCTTGTTTATTAAATTTAACGACATTATCGCTTTTGCTTAATTTGATGTTAATCCCATGATAAGCACATACATTTTTTAATTTTTTTGCTTTTCGTTTGAATATTTCCATAGCTTCATGAAATTGTTCAAACAAATCATCAAATTCTGATTTGATATCGTCTATCAATATCACACTAATTGCATTTGCACCGTCATAATCTCCTACTTCTCTGTACGTTGTAACTTTTTCACTTAATACTCCTGACAGTTCTGAAAGTCTATCTATTTCACCACCTATTGAATAAACTTTATTAGAAGCGCTCGACATTTCTTCAAATGCGTTCAATATTTCTTGATTCATTTTATTTTTCCTCCAATAATTGTTTTCTAATTTTTCTATCATTAGACCATTCTGTTATTGCCCATGATGTAATAGCTAGTGGACTATATAAAGCCATACTATTAAAAATATCTTCTGTCACATAACCTACTGTAAATGAAGTCAATGAGCTTGCTGCGATAAGTGTTCCGAATAATTTCATATTTGTATTCACCTCCTATTGTCCTACTGAAATTGAATTACTGAATAAATCATCGATAGGCATTTCATATAATTCAGATAAAATTTTCGCTTCTGGGAGCGTGAAGTCAGCAGTTTTTCCAATCATTTTTAAGCTGAACCTTTGTGGTGAGATACCTAATTTCTTTGCAAGATATTTCTGTGTGTGGCCATGTTCCTTATAAACTACATAGAGCATCGGATAATTTAAATTAGCCATTTATAAAACCTCCTTTTAATGAATCTAATTTGATTCATTTGATTCATATATTACAATATCACATTGACAATAATTTTACAATCAAAAGATTCAAAAATAATTCATATGAATCATATGATTTTAATTTATTTGATTCATAATTAGTGATACTATTGTTTCGAGGTGATTAAATGACTGATTTAACGACAGATGAAATTAAAAAAATTGGTGAAGTATTGAAGAATTTAAGAAAATCAAAAAATAAAACAACTAGAGAGACAGCTGAAAAACTCTTATTTTCTCAAGGTCATATTAGTGGTATAGAAAATGGCAAAAGAGGAGCGCCTTCTATTGAATTTTTAACTAAGTATTTAAATTCATTAACCTTCGGCCTTGAAGAATATAACTACTATGCACAAAAATTAGAAAAAGCATCTAATGACAAATATAAATTAACATTAGATAAAAAAAATATACCCGATCCATTTGTAAATAATAAATATAGTTTGAATGAAGCTGTAAATATTTTTTTCCAACGTAATAAACTAAATGAACTTGAATCCCTATTTTTTGAAGTACCAATCAATGATTTAAATTATCAACTACACGATATTGATAATACCAAAGTTTATAAAGGGCTAGGATTAACTGATTTAGATAGAAAAAATATTGACATACTTATAAACAATTATTTAATACAAAAATTAGAAATTCAAAAAGAGAACATTAATTTCAACCAAGAAAAAAATTTAATAAATTCCGATACTTCTGAAGAAATTCGAGACAAATTAAATAAATTAATTACACGATTAAAAAGTACAGAAAAATACGAATATTAAAAAATCATTGTAGGTGATTTCCATAGAACACAAGTTAAACCTATCCCACAATATATATAAAGATGCTAAACGTGGTACATATTACTTCCGTATCACATATTATGATAAGACGAATACAAGAAAAGAGATTAAGCGTACTGGATTTAAGCAACGTAAGAAAGCTGTGAAGGCATGTAACGCTTATATGGACGAGCTAGAGGGTATCGGACAAATTAATAAATTGCCATTTGATAAATTGGTAGAAGAATATATTGATTGGTATTCTGCACGACGTAAATCATCAAGTGTGAAAGCATTAAAGACACATACTAATAATCATTTAGTACCTTATTTTAAATCAATGGACGTATTCAACATGACTACACAAGATGTGATGAAGTTTCAGAATAAGAAGATGAAAGAAGGACGTTCAGGAGAATATTTGAAGAAAATGCACGTGTTTCTTGTATCTATACTAAACCATGCTATGAAATATCATGATCTAAAGCAGAATGTTGCATCATTAGTAGGTAACTTTGAAATTGAAACACAGAAACGTTTGAATTACTGGACGTTAGAACAATTTAATCAATTTTACGATGCTTTACCTAACATACAGCAAAAAGTGTTCTTCAAACTATTATTCTACAGTGGCGCACGTAAGGGAGAAATTAGAGCGCTCACATGGGAAGATGTAAACTTTGATGATGATTATATCCATATAAACAAAACGGACTATCACGGTGAAGTGACAGCCCCTAAAACGAAAGCAGCCATACGTGATATATACCTACCTACTCACATGATGGACGACTTAAGAAATTATTTAACTTGGTATAAAGAGAATAACATATATAAGGATAATTATGTATTGTTCGGAACATTCTTTAAAGCGTTCAGCGAATCAACTATTGATAGATGGTTTACTAATGCATTAAAACTATTAGATGATGAATTACCAGCTGGTGAAACATTCCCACGTATCGTTATTCATGAGCTAAGACATAGCCATGCGTCTATGTTAGTCAATCATGGTGCTAGTTTAATGATTATTGCACAACGATTAGGACATTCGTCCATTGAAGAAGTAAGCTCACGTTATGGGCATTTGTACCCTAGTACACAAAAAGAAATAATAAAATATTTATAATACTTTCCAAATTTTAGAAGGTATTTTTTTATATGTCTGTGGCACATCTGTGGCAATACTGTGGCAACAAAAATAAAAAGCCTACAACCACATGGGTTGCAGACTCTATAGTGGAGACGGCGGGATTCGAACCCGCGTCCAGAGGTTCTGATACTAGCACTTCTACGTGCGTAGTCTATCAATGA